TCTCATCTTCAGATGTTATGTACGAAAGTCTTACAGATGGTTTAGTACTATGATAGTATTGTGCTAAGTCTGTACGCATTTGATGTACTCTAGGCATTAAGTTATCACAATGCTGAATAAAGTATGTCTCTGTTTGGGCATAAGACTGATTCATAGAAGCTGTTACACCAGTAGCAGTTTCTTGAGATACAGGACCTCCTAGTCTTTGTGCATTAATACCAATAGATTCAAATGCTTGATTCTTAAAGTAATTAGCCAACTGTGTTCTACCCATCAAACGATTAGTCTGCTCAAGGTTTAGTACCTGATAGTGTTGGAAGTTAAGAGCATTCTCTGTATTAGTAATAGATGTATCAAGAGGAAGCATTTGGAAATCCTTCATTGCTACATATGCTTTAGCCAAGTTGTTCTTACCCCAGTCTTCCCCTAGTGAGTGACGTGGGATAGCATTCTGGTCAAGCATGATTACAGTACCTAGTTCATCTACTAGGATATCTGATATCTGATTATTTACAATGTTATAACCAATCTGGTAAGGCTTCATTAAATCTACAAGAGATACAGAACGTGTATTTCTATCAGAGAATACAGCACCTTCTACAGGAAGCTTACAACCATAAATAGTATTGTCTCCTTTAAACTGGAATTGTAATCTACCTATTTCATTCTGATTGATACCTAAATAAATAGGATCAAATGCTCCATTAGGTTTCTGACCCCAGTATGCAGGATTATTAGGACTAATTTTTACACCACCCCAAGTTTCATTAATCCAAATCCAATCTACGTGTTCACCATAGATAAGAGTATCTTTAGTCTTTTGCTTTCTAATTGTAGTATTGTATAAAGGCTTTTCAGTAACCTTAAACGACTCATCTACAATATCTTGCATTATTCTACCATCTTCAAAGATCTTAGTTAAGTGACCAACACGTCTTTGAGACTTCCAGTAAATAGTAGATACTCTTAGTAAGTTCTTGTTACCTTGATCTAAGAAATCTTCTGAGTGACTTAATATATCACTGATAGTATCACCATTTCCTACAGGACCACCATAAGTAGAAATAAACTGACGGTATCCTAAAGATCCATTCTCTATACTATTCCACTCTGGTGATTTAGTAGCATCATAGAATGAACCGTCATTCTGTAAACCACCAATAGGATAAGCTGCTGCTCTGCTTGGATAAATGTTCTCAAGATCTTTCATTTGATCTTCAGTCATTAAGTATCCATACTTGTCAATAGCATCAGCAACACTCATCATGTCAAACTTACCAACGTAGTTACCTTGAGATATGTAACGTACATCAGGAGACTTATGATAGAACGTAAGAACTGGATTCCACAATTCTAAATCATAATCATCTTCATTCATCTTAAAGTGCCAGAACTCTCTATCTGTAATAAGCATATCACGGAAAGCACGTTCTTCTAACTCTTGCATTTTAAAACGCTCATCATCAACACGTAGCTGGTGATTAGCCCATTCTTCTACAAGAGATCTATAATCTTTACGAAAGAAGTCTTCTATTTCAGGAAGACTTTTAAGATTATCTCTGTTAAGAGCTTGCTGCATTTCTTCTGACTGTGGGTCCATACCCTGTGCCATAAGCATATTAGCCATTTCCATTTCAGCTTCAGCTAACAAAGTCTCTTCAATCATAGATCTTTTCATCTCATACATCTCATTGTATGAAACATCATCTACTGCACGGAAAGAAACTCTTGAATACTTCTTAGCAAACTCTCCCACTAAAACGTTAATAACGTTAGGGATAATAGGATAAAACTTAATCTCTAATGCAGTTTCATCTTCAGTAGTAAGCTGATCTACTAAATCTGCATATTCATTATCCTCTTCTACAATGTAGTCAGTCTTGTCAATAATACCTTTAGCAAGCTTGTAGTTCTTAAGCAAACGTCTAGCATTTCTTTTAACCTGCTTAACACCCTCAAACTCATACCAGTCCATATTCCAGGCAGCCCATTCTTCATCCTTCTTATTTCTAGGTAAGAACTGTATGGGCTGGGTTAAAGTACCCAGCTTATTATGTTCTGCTTTTTGACCTGACTTGAGGTCCATTGCATTTAATACTCTCATATTGCTACACTATATGTGGTATGATCACTTAAAATATAAGTTTCCTCATATATCCTATCATCTAACATATCATAGTAGGAATATGAAATACTGTCTGCTTCTGCTGTGATCGTAATATTATCAAACATCAACGATAGTTTTTAAAAGGGTTTCTTGGACGTGGTCTAGATCCTTTTGTTTTTGAGCTTCCCACATGTCTAAAGGGACTCATATTTAATTTATACAAATTATCTGTCTTATGCAAGTTTTCTTCCTGTTTCTCAACCCTTTTAGAGTATCCTCTATTAGATTGTTGAACCTTTGCAAAAGATACTAAAGCTGCAAAAGAAACTAGTCTATCCACGTTAAGTCCTGGATAGTATGCCATCATCTCTTTTAACAACATCTTATCTGGTATTCTACTAACACCATATGTTACAGATTTAGGTGTCCCGTTATCATCTAACTCAACATCTAATTCTTCTTTCAAAAACTGTATAGCGTAAGATATCATATGGTTTTTAAACAATGTTCCAGTATTTTTCCAACCATATTCTGCATATACAGACTTGTTACTACCAATATCTTTCAAAAAGAGTATCTGATTTTTAGGTACAAGATACTTCTGCTTTCTTTTAGAGATCATGTATTGAATAAATAAAGATATGTTATTCTCTACAATAGTCCAGGCCTTATACCACTCAATGATATTCTCTAGTTCTTCATGTGTTTTGTTAAGATCATCATATCTACCGCACCAAGTAGCTACAACCTTATCACGCTCTATAAAGCTCTCTACGCCATTTTCTGTCTGTCTGGTAACCTCCACTGGGTTCTTGTATACAATAATGCTACAGAGAGATTCTGAGGTGGTTGTCTTACCTTCTCCTACGGGGTCAATACTTGCGTAGTAGGTTCCAAACTCTGCATTATCTACAGGACGTTCATAAACACAAATGGCACCTCTCTTATCTTCAGTCTTCTTAGAAATAGGAAACTCAGTAATAGGAATACGTTTAGTCTTCTTAGCTATCACTTTACCATCACCATCTCTTTCAAGATCTAAATACTCAATAGGGTACTCATTCTCTTCAATAGCTTTTATCTGATGACTAACTAAAGCTGTAGGAAAGATTGCAGCTTTTCTATAAGCAAACGCTTCAGCAATATTAGTAGGCTTCTGTGAAATACGTAACTGGTACTGCTCAGGAGTTAAATCCTTTTCCCATCTTTTTCTTTCTTCCTTGATAGCCTCTAAAGCTTCTGGTACAAGAGAATTACCATACTCATCTATAAAAGGAGGCATGGACCACTGCTCAGGAATAAATAATCCTGCAATACCAATAGTACCATCAGCATCCATAAGATCTGTTTCAACAGCATAGATATCATTAGCCTTTGGATTTAGGATCATATTCTTCAATGGTTCACATTGATCAAGATCCCCCACAGAACCAGCTGCTATAAACATACCCGTAGTCATCTGACCAGAAGACATTGCAGGTCTGATGTACTCATAAGTCTTATCCATCTTAGGTGCAATACCAGCCTCCTCATGAAAGAAGTAACTAACAGGACCCCCTACACCAGTAGTAGCATCTTTTTCAAATGACATACCCTGGATCTTAGACATAAGACCTCTGTTCATCTTTTTACCACCTGTACGGATCTCAATCTTTTGTTCCCATAACAATACCTTGTTTGGATTAGAAGGTCTGTACCAAGCAGTGTGCTCATTTAAGAAGTTAGCATATTCATCTAAGAACTTCCATGAACCCTTGTCATTGATGTAATCTTTAAGAGAAGCACCAATCTTTAAAATAGCACCCTCTTCAAACCAGTAAGTATTAATCAACTTACCCATATGAAAGTATGAGGAAGCTATCTGACGTTTCTTTAGAATAGCTGAATGAGCAAAGTTAAGCTCTGCTAACGTCTCGTATAATGCCATGTGATACTGAGCATCCCTTACTTTAGCAAATCCGTACTTCTTTTCTTCCTTATCATAGATAGGTAAGAAGTTCAACCACATGTAGTAATCTCTAGATAAGTACCAGAGTCCTCCATTCTTGCCTTTATAGAAAGCACCCTTACGACACTTTTCTTTTTCTGCATTCCAGTATTCAATAAAATCTTTTGATCTAAAAGGTGCAAACGTGTACACCCCGTCTTTATTGAATCTCTGAGCTTCTGAGTTAAATAATAGAGCTGTTTCATCAAACTCATATTCACCAGGAGCTTTAAAAATTTCTTCTAGGGTCTTGACAAGTTCACTTTTATCTCCGAACTTTACCACAGTCCAAGACGATACTTGTGAGTCAAATAAAGGAATAATAATTTCTTCCATTATAACTGATCATAAGCTAATCCCTGACCACCTCTTACAGTAGACTTTTGTTCTTCCATAAGATCAGAGTAAGCACCTTTAAATGAACTTCTTATCTGTTCAAACTTAGCAGCAGCATTAACAATAGAGTTGATGTTTCCATCTCTACCATGCTCAATAGGTGTTTGTTCCATATACCTAGCAAGTTTGTCTAACATACTTTGTATTCCTTTGTACGCTCTATAGGTAGGTGTTTCATAAAGCTGCCTACATAATTTAAGAGCATCCTGTACTAAATCATCCTCAATACTAAAGTCAGCATCAATCTCTCTTAAGATGATAGATTCTTTTTCTAACTCAGGAGTTGTAAAGAAAGGATTTAAATCAGGATTAGGATACGTCATATAGAATACATACTGAAAGATCTGAAGGTGTTCTTCAGGAAACTCTTCAATAATAGTCTTTAACGTCTTAAGAGTATAGCAGTGTTCAGAAGGTATTACTTTACCATTCTGTATATCAAATAATTTAACTATCATGATTTATTGTTATTCCACCAATTAATAATATTAGTAACTTCTTCCTTCATGTAAGGTAAGCTATATCTTTTAATCTCTGCTATCACAGGTTCCCCTTGAGGCCCTTCTACGAGAATAGGATATCCATTTTCATCCTCAGCTTCTTTTTCAAACACTACATGTTGAATAATCATTTCACCAGGAATAAGTCTTGGATTATGCTTTAACATCATAAACATATACAAAGACAACTGCAGATTATAGTGATTAAGGTTACAATCATCTAAGTGAGATACAGGAAACTCCATCTTCTGAGACATACCTTCCCAGTTTACATAAGACTTTTCTTTGATTTCTTTATTTGTCTTGTAATCCGTAATGTGAATCTTACCATCAATTACCTCTACAAGGTCAGCCTGACCACAAATACCAATGCTTTTCATGTACACAAAATGCTCTGGGTACATGCCATCTTTTAGTCTTTGTCTTGGCGCAATCTTAAACCCTTGATCCTCAAGAGGTTGTATAATTGGAATCTCCTTACCATGTCTCTCTATAGTATCTAATCCTAATAAATCTTCTTCTCTCTGATTGTGGTACCAGTTACCCACAGTAATAGCTCTTTGAGATTCAGCATCCCAAGCAGCTTTAATCTCATCAGGAGTCATACCATACCACTTAGATCTTTTATTGCGTGCAGACTTAGCAGCAATCTTATCTTTTTCAAATGGTTGCTTAAACTTAGCTATGAGACTAGTGACACTTGTCCACTTAATGTTCTCACCTTCAGTTATAGATACGTACTCGTGTGATTCTGGTATAAACTTAACAGCCATAATTTACCATTTACCTTCAGGACACTCAGATTCTAAACTACGTGTCTTTAATTTTAAAGAACAGCCACAACTCCCACAACAAGGTTCTGTACCAGGAGCAAAACATTTACTACCCTTAAGATCTAATAAAGGGCATTCTTCACAGATAGACATTCTAGTAGCAGCAATACGCTCTACATGTTCATCTCTATTTATGAAGTTCTTAATACCTTCCAATATTTGAAGCCTATTGCTCCAAACTGTTTTCAGTGTTTCTACGATTTTCATAATGTTCTCTTCTTTCTTCCCATTCTGTTTCTAGTTCACTCATAACACGTGTAAGCTTTTCTAGCTTCTCCATTGTGTTATCATAACTCTTATAACCTGTAAAAGAATTCTGATCAGCAGACTCTGCATCTTCTTGTAAAGCCTTAATCAAACCCTGTGTCTTCTTAACTCGTAAATTAAAAGTTCCAAGGTTCTCAACTCTTACTCTAGAAGCAGACATGTTAGTTAAAGCTTTACGCACCTTCTGCCAGTAAAAATAAACCAGGTCAGATACTAACTGCTTCTCTAGATCAAGCTTCTTCGTTACTAGCGGTACTAGTGTTCTTGCTTTCCTTGGGTTCAATGTGTGCGAATTTATAATCTAATAATACATTACCTTTTGCCTGAACCTGCATATCAGGGTTTAACCCAACTACAGACTTCTTAGAATTACCTTTCTTAAAGATTAATCCTTTCTTATGCGCTTTTGAAATTGCATTACGTGCAGATTGGGGAGACTTAAAAATTTTTTCTGTAGACACTACATTACAAAAATCAGAAAGCTCCTTCTCTCCATTAATACCTAGAAGAGTAAGACACTCCAAATCAGCCTCACTTACTTTAATACTCTTTAAATAGCAGTAAGTAAGTATCTGAAACTTGGT